GATGAAGTATGAGTATGCAAGTGTTACGTCAAAGGACAACAAGCCCTCTTCTCCGGCAGCAAGACTGACTGCTCCAACGGAGGTTGGATAGCAATATTTCATTGTATAAGATTTGATCGCATCACCGTTACGATCAAGTTGGTCAACCGACCAGTCTGGGAAATCAGTGGTGTTTACGAGAGAGATGTTTCTCTCAGCAATGTTGTCCTCAGAACCATTCAAGTCTTCAATCCAACTTTCAAACTTATTGCGTAAAGCCATTGCCTCGTCAGACAGAATTGAAATCTGCCAGTCTGCAAAAGTTCTTGATGTTGGAAGTTTAATTGTTCTACCACGATAAGGTGCTTCGGTAGAACCTAAAGTGCTTTCTGGCAACTGAGCAGCAGTGACAAGGAAACTGGTATTTGCATCAATACCACTCGCTCCGATTCGCCCACCAACACGAAAGAGTGCTGGTCTTACGCCACCGCCGATTGCATTTTTGAAGTTTTCAATATTCATTTACTTCTCCTATGGTTATTTATACCACTCCAGCGATCTCGTCAAAGTTCACACCAGTTCTGGTGGCGACAAAGTTGAGAGTGATGAAGTTAATCGAGCGAGTGGGTTGAACAAAGATATCTGCGACAAACTCGTTTCTGTCAATGATCTCGGAGGTGTTGTTTGTTTCGTCACAAACAACACGGAAATCTGTGATACCTCTGCGTGCCTGAACGTCCAGAAGGAATGGTTCAATCAAGTTCTTAAACTGCGCCCGTGTGAAGCGGTCATTCAACTCAAAGAGACTGAATTGTGCAGCAGTAGAAATCGCTTTTTCAAGAACAATGAACAATCTACGAACATTGATTCTGTCAAACGCACTTGGCTTGGCTAACAGAGTCTTATCTCCAAACAACACGGTTCCTTGACCGGGGAAAGAGATGACTGGGTTGATACCCTCTTGATACAACGTGTCTCGTTCTGACTTGACAGGATTGAATGCAAGATTGACAGCATTTTGAACCTGACCACGATTCAGTCCTGCGGGAGAGAACCAAGGCTCAGAGTCGAAGTCAGCACGAACCGCGATGCCTGCAATATCAGCGTTCAAAGGAACATATCTGAAAGTATCATTAAATCTGTCAAAGGTATATTTCCAACCAGAATCAAGAACTCCGTAAGAAGAAGATACGTTGACGTTGTTGCTTGAGTAATCGACATCTCCACCCTCAGATGAACCGTTCACACCCTTACGATATGCTCTCACATTTGCTGTTTGAACATAAGATTGTTTCGGTCCTGATGTAGTATTCAACACTGCATCACGGGGAGGTGACAAGAACACGATACAATCTTTTCTGTTTTCACAGAGAGAAATTAAGTTCTTGGATAAAGTTCCCTCAGATGGTCCACCAATTAGAATTGAAACGTCAGTCGTTTCCGAATCTTCAAATAACTCATAGCCATTCTCAAAGAAATCAGTTGGTGCTGCTGCAACACCACCAGTCAAACCAAGATATGCGTTTTGAGTGGTGGATTGGAATACAATATCGTCAGCAGCGGACTCTCCATAATTTCTACCCGTGCCATCAAGATTTTTGTCAAAGTTTTTACCAGCGTAGATGTAGTTTGAGGTGTCTCGAATCACATCTTTATAGAAGTTATTTGCATTGGTTTCTGTCTTAATATTAGAACCCTTAGAAACAGAGTCAAAGGTTTCGATGATCTGGTTTCTGGTTCCTGTCCAGAATCCATTCTTATCAATAACTGCGATGTGAACAAGGTCATTCGCAGCAGTTTGTCCTGTTTTGTCAAGAGCATCCTGAGAAGTTGCAGGAAGCCTTCTTGAGAAATTATCGGCGTAGCCCCACTGAAGAACAGCGTCCGTCGCACCAGCCTCAACGTTTGTAAACGCAGTCGTGAAATTAACCTGCAAGGTTTCACCACCTTCGGGAGTAGAAATCGTATCAATTTGTCTTGACACACCGTTAACTACGAGAGAGTCACCTCTCCCGATATTTCCAAGAGTTGTTCCGTTTGCTGGGACAGCGGCTTGTGTGCCAATGATTGCACTCGTAGAACCAGCAGTGATGGCGGTGCAAGTAATACCCCTATGAGTATTGTCAGAGAGCGAAACAAGAAGAGAATTACCTAAAGAGAGAACACCTTCTTCACCACCGGGGAATTTACCAAGGAACACGTTACCGTCGTAATCTCCGGTTGCTTTGCCGTTATAATCGTCTGTATTTTTGATAAGGAATCCGCCAGAGTCACCTGAGTTCTTTGCAGTGGTTTGATTTACAACACGAACAACATCGAGGTTAGATCCATAACCTAAGAAGTTCGCGGTCGAAAACCAGAAGTTTGCGTTAGCATCATTCGGATCACCAAAAAGGGTTCTCAATTGATTAACGCTATTAATGTTAATTCTTTGCTCAAGCGGACCCCAATCAAAGAATCCTGCAAAACCTGTTCGAGTCGTAGAGACTGCTGGGATAATATTGGTGAGATCAACTTCATTGACTTCAACACCGGGGCTAACTTGGAATGCCATAAACGATTCTCCTTTTGGTCTTAGTATTTAGCAAAATGCTGATTACAAAGAGAAGCCATCATTATCAAAATTTTTCCATACGGTTCCTTCACTGTCTACTTCCGTATCTTCCGTTCCGTTATCAATAAAACCGAACGGCATCAGATCCTCCTCTAACTTTTCAATCTTTTCTTTATACAGTTGGTCACGAATATTTAGGTCTGTCATATCTTTGAAGTAATTCTGGGTTGATGCCCAAGCAAAAAGAACCAAAGTAATTACCAAGTCATCATGGTGTCCTACCTCGGCTTCAAATGATCCTTTTTTCGAGATAAAAGATGAAAGTTCTTGAATAATCTCGAAATCCTCAATAAGTAGTTTGTCCTGCTCAATCATCTCCTTGAGCATGGTGCAGCCGACTTTCTTTACTTTTGGACTCATACGCACACCCTGTTGCGTTTGATAATTACCAAATCCACCATCCATCACCTGTCCCTTTCGTCCACGGACAGAGGTGACGAGTAAATTTTCATATTCCATCTCGTTGTGCATAATATCAACAATCTCCTGACCCAGATCATTTACTTCGGTTAGAATGTAGGCATCGTTGTATCGCTTGCCCATCGCGTAAATGAGGTTTGGCAAAAGATATGGTGAAAGTTCATTATTTTTATATTGGGCTACGACTTTGTAGGGGGCGGCAGTAACATCAACAATCGTGACGGCATGATAATCTAAATCTTTACCGCGTGAAACGTCAACACCCATGAAATATATGTGTTCAGGTTCAGGCTCATGGTAGACCTTCAAGCCGTCCTCACGCTCTTGGATTGGACGAGTGTAGTGAAGCGATTTCAACTTTGAAGGGGCTATGAGCGTGTTTACGGAGCCAAGGAAGTCACATTCAAACTCTTGCCGAAACTGCTGAGGAGATGTGTTCCGAATCGTCTGTTTTTTCCACTTATCATCACGACCCGGAACGTCTGACCAGTGAACTTCAATCGGAGTATAGGAGTTTTGACCGTCTTCGGCATCCTTCCAAAGTTTATAAAACATATTCAAACCTTTGGGAGTGCTGACGATCAGAACCTTTGTGCTTTGACCGGCTGAGATCGTGGGATACACAGAGTTGAAAAACTCATCAGCCACGTTTTCGGGAACGAATGCAAATTCATCCATAAACAATAAGTTAAAAGAACCACCCCGAACGGCGGAGGATGATGTGGATGATGCAAGAATCTTTGATCCATTTTCCAAAACAATAGATCCTTTGTTCCACTCAATGACTCCCTGCTGAAGCCATTTTGGCAGATGCTCGTAGGCTAACTTCAGACGACCCAGCAGTTCACGAGCAGTTGTCAATTTGTTGGCTAGAATTGCAACATTTTTATCAGGATTGAATAAAATGTAATGAAGTAAATATGAAATAACCGTCGTGGATTTGCCAGACTGTCGAGGCATCTTGCAAATGACGAAGCGATCATTATGAACAGATTCTAAAATTTTCTTTTGAAAACTATAAGGTTCAAATTGAACAAGACCCTCATCAAGAGAGACAATTTTGATATAATTTTCAATAAAATACATCGGATCGGATACGCACTTGGCGTATTCTTCGATCTGTTCTTTTGTGTATTCTGACTCTACACCGGCTGCCTTGATATTGGCATTGCCGAGATATGC